AGAGTTTATAAGGCTTTTCGTGGGGTCGCAGTGGGCAGGGAACGCTTCAGCGTGTGCTATTGGTGCTGGTTATAGTAAGGATACTGCAAAGCAGAAAGGGTATCAGTTGAAGAGGAAGTTTGCTGATAGGATCAAGAATGAAACCGTTAGAATGATTGCAGATAGTGCTACACTGGGGCTTGCAGGGGTTTTGGACTTGGCTAAAAATGCTACAAATGATAGCGTTAGGTTGCAGGCTTGTAAGGATTTGTTAGATAGAGCAGGCTTTAATACTGTCAATCAGATAGAGATTTCAGGCATGGATAAGAAGTCAGATGAAGAGTTGAAAGAAGAGTTAAATCGTCTTTTAAACGCAAATATCATTGATGTAACTCCAGAAACTTCTACATCTGTAGTAAATTAGCATATATTAGAGAAAACTAATAATACTACTGGGTAAGGGATAAGTGACAAGTCACCAGTAGGGAAACACTTTATTTTTTTATAGGAGATTTATGAATTGTTGGCAATGTAATACAGAAATGATTTGGGGTGGAGATCACGATATGGAAGATTCAGAAAGCTTTGAAATGGTTAGTAACTTTAGCTGTCCTGAATGTGAGAGCCAGGCTGAGTTCTATACTAATAAAAAATGTATGGTTGAGGTTCAACCTGTTACTTTTATTAAGGAATAATAATGAAACATAATATTGAAGATTGTAAGATTAAGTTAAGAGCTATCTGGAGTTTGGCACAACAGATTAAGTTAGGTGTTAGAGAAGATATTGATGAACAAGTTATTGTAATGCTTGCTGAACAGATACAACAAGATACTGAATTATTAGAAGGTGAAGATGACAGTAACTAAGTCAGACTTTGATCCTACTATATTAGGACAGTATGAGTTACCACCTCATTTATTACATTTTCAGTGGGAAGGTAAGAATTGTGGATATAAGGTTTATCGTTACATCTTAGCAGAAATAATTGATCCGAATAAAATCAACTCAAGGGCTAAGACAAAAGATGATGAAGAAGGTATGACTCAAGAAGAGATTTGGACTAAGGTTAGGAATACCTTATGAGTGTTGAAGAAGCATTAAAGATTGCTAAAGAATTACAGTTTAGACAGACTCATAATAAGTTAAAGCATTATCGACCTTATGATTATCAAGAGAAGTACCATAATATTATCGCTAATCAAAAACTATTGATGGCTGGTAATCGTATTGGTAAATCCTTTTGTGGTGCAGCAGAATTAGCCTTTCATTTAACGGGATTATATCCAAAGTGGTGGCAAGGTAAGAAGTGGGATAGGCCTATAAGAGCTTGGGCAGGTGGTGCATCGAATGAAACTACTCGTGATATTTGTCAGAAAGAACTCTTCGGACAGCCTGATGACCCTTCTGCTAGGGGAACAGGTGCTATTCCTTTTAATTTAATCGGTGATGCAACTCGTAAGCCAGGTGTTCCAAACGCCCACAACTCATGTATGGTGAAGCATGTTAGTGGAGGTTGGTCAAGAATCGGTTTCAAAGCCTATGAGATGGGTAAAGAGAAGTGGATGGGTGAGTCATTAGATGTTATTTGGTTAGATGAAGAACCACCACAAGACATTTATTCACAAGCAGTTACTCGTACAGCAGATAAAGCAGGCATGGTGTATATGACATTTACGCCAGAGAACGGAATGACTGAAACTATCGCTCAATTTATTAATGATTTGAAACCAGGTCAGTTTATGATGCAAGCAGGTTGGGATGATGCACCTCACATGACACCTGAAGTTAAAGAACAGATTCTTGCAGCATTACCACCTCATGAAAGGAAGATGCGTGAACAAGGTATTCCGTCATTAGGTTCTGGTTTAGTGTTCCCTGTTCCTGAAGACTCTATTAAGTGTGAGCCATTTGAAATACCAGCGCATTTCCCTAGGGTATGTGGCATGGACTATGGTTGGGATCACCCTACGACTGCTGTTTGGGTTGCGTGGGATAGAGATGCAGATATTGTTTATATATATGACACCTATGGACAGCGACAAGAAATACCAGCTGTTCATGCAGCAGCAGTTAATGCAAGACCAAAATGGATTCCAGTGATATGGCCTAGAGATGGTAGACAAGCAGACAAAGGATCTGGTACTCCACTAGCAGACCAATATAGAGATTTAGGTGTAAACATGATAAAGGGAGATAACAGGTCATGGGGAGGTTGGTTCACTAATCCACCAATATCGGGTCAGAGAGAGGGTTCTGGAGGAGTTTCACTAGAATCAGGAATAATGGACTTGCTTGAAAGGATGAAAACAGGTAGACTAAAGATATTCTCGACTCAACCAGAACTGTTTGAAGAATTACGGATGTACCACAGGAAGGAAGGAAAAATTGTTCCGTTTAAGGATGATTTAATTTCTGCTATGAGATACGCTGTTTTATCGTTACGATTGGCAAGAGTCCATGAAATACAGATAAGACAGTATGAAGCAGATAGTGATTTTAATATATTTACATAGGAGAAACCAATGGGAGCAATAAGAAGAATTTTCGCACCATCACCACCAGCATATACACCACCACCAGTTGCAGCAGCACCTGCACCAGTCGCGCCTGCCCCAGAAGCATTAGCACCTGAAGTAGAGTTAGCACCTGAAATGTCAGAATCAATTAAGAAGAAGAAGAAAGGTAGTTATTCAACATTACTAACAGGTAAAGGCGGTTCATTAGGATCTCCAGATATTGAGCGTAAATCTATTCTAGGCGGTTAATATGGGGTTTTTCAAACAAGCAGGCTCTCCTATGAACGCAATGATGGCTTCTATAGGGTCAAAACTAAGGAAAACAGCAACTGCTGATGGCGTACCTGAAGGATTATTTGCTAAAATTCAACAAGATCATGCGTCTAAAACAGGTGAAAAGCCATTTATGGATGCGTTTGTAGGTGGTATGGCAGGACAACAAGGCTCTATGGAAGATGTAGTTACTGTTACAAAACCTGAAATGTCAGAATCAATTAAGAAGAAGAAGAAAGGTAGTTATTCAACATTACTAACAGGTAAAGGCGGTTCATTAGGATCTCCAGATATTGAGCGTAAATCTATTCTAGGCGGTTAATATGGGAAAGAAATCACCACCAGCACCTATCATTCCACCTGCAAGTAAAGTGGCAGATGCAGTAGATAGAAAAGAATTAGATAAAAGCACAGCAGAAGATATTCAAAGAGCAGTAGTAGCAAAAACATCTACTGTCAAAGGGAAATCTGCACCACAAGCATCTCTCTTAGCAGAAAGAGAAATGTGGGATGAGAAGGAAAAGAAAGCCAAGTCACTTCTTACATGATTGACCTTGTACCTAATGCAGGACAAGAGGTAACAGATTGGATTGTAAAAAGAGTAGGTGTAACATCTTTAAGCGATTGTGTTAATTATGGTTTTTATGAAGATGGTGAATTAGTTGGAGGCGTAGCATTTTATGAATACAGAGTACAAGATATTGTGTTTTCAGGTGTTATGGAAAAAGGAGGGTTCAATAGGACAATGCTAAGAACATTATTCAATTATCCTTTCATTCAACTAAAGTGTCATAGAGTTACAGCTTATACCGAGATAGACAACAGAGAAGCAAATGTATTCTTGAAACGGTTAGGCTTTAAAAAGGAAGGTACTATGAGAGAAATCTCAGAGGATCTAAAAGATATTAATATTTACGGTATGCTCAAAAGAGATTGTACCTGGCTATAGGAGAGAAAAATGGGATCAAAACCACAACCTTATGTTCCACCACCACCAGTAGATTACACTGCTGAGGCTAATCAAAGAGAAAAAGAAACAGCTGAAATGGAACAGGACTTGAAAGATGAGAAAACTGCATTACTAAATAAGAAAAAGAGTGGAAGATATTCAACACTTCTTACTGGAGGTGAGGGCGATCAAGATGAGGCTGATGTAAAGACTCGATCACTTCTCGGATCAGGTAAAAAACCGTAGGAGGTTACTGTGGTAGAACAAATACTAAAAAGATTATCTAGTTTAGAGTCTGGTTC